AAGATTTGCTAAAGAATGAAAATTATGATAATCTTCAAAATGTGATTGATGAATCAGTTGATACAAACGTCCTTGAGAGTAACTTCTCTGTTGAGGAGAAAGTTTCTCTTCTACGTCGTTTTGTCAATTGGCTCGTTGATGATAAAGATGACGATTTAACTTTCGCATCAGACAACTTCGAAGAGTTGGATAAAGACGACTCTTCCGAAGATTCTGAAGGAGATATGATTGATATGGATATTGAAACCATTAAAGAAGCGTTAGCCGCAGTCGTTGATGAAAAGCTTTCTGTTATGCGAGAGGAAATTACCACTTACATTGACGAGAAGCATGAAGAGATTGCTAAAAACGTTATTGTTGAGGAAGTTGAGGAGGTCACCGTTGAGGAGGCCACCGCAGAAGAATCAACAGAAATTGAAGATGCCGTTGTTGCATTCCGCCAGGAACTTGACGAGGCATTAAGTACTATTGAGGAACAGAAAACTGCTCTTTCCGAGGCTTCGGCCAAGATTGAGGATCTGGAATCTTCAGGTGCAATGAAGAAGAGTGTCGAGAGCGACGACGAACTGGAAGAGGAAGAAGTTGTTATTGAAAAGTCTGAAGAGACTTTTTGGACAAACGCTTATCTCCCCCGAGAGCTCATTAAGTCTCTAGGCTACGATTCGTAAATATAGGAGGAAATAATGAGTACACAAGAAGAAATTCTTGCAAAGGCAAATGAAGTCACCACAAGCGTCGTTGGCGCTGCCAGTGGTGGTATCCTCAAGCCTGCTCAGGCTAATCGGTTTATCGACTTTGTTGTCGATCAGTCTACGCTCCTCCAGAGTTCGCGCGTTGTTCGCATGCGCTCTGATCAGATGGAGATCGACAAGCTGTCGGTTGGTACTCGCATTATGGCGAAGGCCACTGAAGCTTCCGACACTGGCGCAAATGCTGCTGTTACCTTTACCAAGGTGAACTTAACTACCGTTAAGCTTCGCTTGGATTGGGAAGTCAGCACTGAGTCCCTTGAGGATAATATTTCGGGAGATTCCCTTGAGGATCATCTCGCGCAGGTTATGGCTCGCCAGACTGCAAATGACCTTGATGACTTGCTCATCAATGGTGATACTACGGACAGCAATGCCCTACTCAAGAGTCTTGACGGTTACATTAAGTTAGCCACAGCAAGCGGTTATGTTCTAGATGCAGAGGGCGGCATGCCGATCTCTCGTTCAGTGTATGATCGTGCGCTTCGCAAGATGCCAAGCAAGTACCTTCAGCGTAGGCCGGAACTTCGGTTCTTTGCAGGCCCGCAGTTGGTGCAGGACACGATCTACCATTTGGGAGATCCGTCTGTTAAGGTTGACGGGGATGTCGCTTCTGGCGGCGAGCCGGCAAACTCTGGCATTGGTGGACGATACTTTGACGGCGCAGGCGGTGCCAATGGTGGCCCTGGTGATACAGGGTTGCGCCCATTTGGCATTCCGGTTCTTGAGGTTCCCCTCATGCCGGAAACTGTTGCTGGTGATTATGGTGGGGCCGCAGGTAGCCACGCTTACCTGTTGCTTACCTTCCCGAATAACCACATCGTGGGTATTCAGAGGGAAATCACTGTGTATCGGGAGTTCAAGCCGAAGAAAGATACAATTGAGTATACTCAATTCATTCGTTGCGCTTCGAACATTGAGAATGGCGACGCTTATGTTCTTACCAAGAACGTTAAGCGTAGAGCTGCTTAATAAAAATCTAGCACACTATGAGGTCGATGGGGCAGTGGTAACGCTGCCCCATTGCCTCGTTTGGTATTGGTATTAATAAAGGAGGTGTGATATTATTACATCATGGCTGATAATAAAGTAGTTACTTCTAAATCCATTAAGGAAGCAGAAGTCGAAGGACCAGATGATGCCGCCGCAGAGGCCGCGCCAGCAAAAAAGGCGCCCGCCAAGAAAAAGGCCGCATCTTCTAAAGAAACAGAAATTTTAGTTAAGATGGTTATGGGAAGAGGGTATGCGACCGGAGGTCACGATTTCACTCTCGAACATCCATTTAAGGCTTTGCCCAAAGAGCAGGCGCTGATATTAATTGGCACAGGTTCTTTTGCGCGAGCCACGGATAAAGAGCTTAAAGCTTTTTATAAGGAGTAAATATGGCTGACGAAGAAACAACAGAAGAAACCGAAGAGGTTGAAGCCGCTGAGGCTCCAGTCGCGCTCTGGCGCAAGAAGGAGACTCCTGTCGTTAAAGAAACTCCTGTTGTTAAACCAAGTGGGAATATTATTGTTAAATATGTGCGTGGAGGTTCATATGGGATACAAGGTCATTTCTTTGACCAAGAAAATCCGTATGGATCGGTAACTCCGCAGTTTGCCAATACACTGATTGCAACTGGAGCTTTTGTTGAAGCCACAGAGTCTGAATATCAGGCTTATAATAGGAATAAAAAATAGGAGGAAATAATGGCTGCAATCAGTAATTATTTAGAAGATAAGCTTCTTGACCATGTTATGCGGAACACCGCTCTGACCAGCCCCACTACTGTATACTTGGCGTTGTTCTCAAGCAACCCAACGGATGCGGGTTCGGGCACTCAGGTATCTGGAGGCTCGTATGCAAGGCAGGCTATTACTTGTGGTGCTTCGTCGAGTGGAACCATCTCGAATTCAGCAGAGATCAGTTTCACCGTGATGCCCGCAGTGACAGTTACGCATATTGGAGTATACGACCACGTATCCGCTGGAAATCTTCTTTTCCACGGTGCGCTGAGCTCTAGCAAAGCGGTTGATGCCGGGGACACGTTCAAGATCGCTATTGGTGATTTAGATATTTCGCTCGATTAAGCCGGGGGGAACGTCTGATGGCTATAAAGAGACGAGAGTTTATAGGAGGAGCTACAGAGACTTCGTTGTCTAGTGGGATTAATTCCACAGCGACAACTATATCTGTGGCTGACGGATCTGGCTTTCCGACGGGAGGCGATTTCCCATTTGTAATTGTAGTTGACCGTGGAGAAAGCGATGAGGAGAAAGTTCTCATCGCGTCAAGGTCGAGCAATACTTTGACAGTTGCAACGAACTATGGCGGTGTGACTTCAGGCAGGGCGTTCGATGACACCAGTGGTGCTGCACATGACTCTGGGTCCAAAGTCGCCCATGTCTTAGATGCCACCACAATGACGGATCTGTCTCAGTCGTCTTATGACACTGAGGTGCTATACTGGATGGGGGGTACGTAAATGGCACAGTTAACCGCTAAGAATCTGTACAGGGGACAACCAGGAACATCTATTGCTACCTTGTATACGGTAACGAATACAACTGATTACCATACTATTGTAAAGAATATAATTATCTGCAATACGACAGATACCGCTGCAACTTTAGATATGTATACCGTTGCGTCCGCTGGAACCGCTGCAGCAGCGAACCAAATCTTTTCAGATTTTACGGTTGAAGGGGACGAAACGGTCAGCATCGATCTTTCCCTTGTCTTGGCACAGAATGAAACATTGCAAGCACTACAAGGAACCTCTGCCGCTCTTACGCTGACCATAAGCGGGGTAGAGCACACGACGTAATGACGATCAAGAGGTACCCGGCAGCATCAGTTTCAGCATCAACTGTAGCTTCCCTGGTTACCAATGTTACGAGTGGAGCTCCGACCACTCCAGCGTCAGAAGGTGCAATCGCAATAGATACCACAAACGATGCTATCTATATTCGTTCCGGCAATGCCTGGGTTGAGATTGATACCGAAGCCACCGCTATCGTCCAAGATGGTGCCCCGGCCAGCCCTGTTAATGGCGATATCTGGTATGAGTCCGATACTGGACGTACTTTGATCTATTATGCCGATGGATCTTCAAACCAATGGGTTGAAGTTGGTGTTGCTTCTGCTGCCGGTGTATCCGGTATTGACGGGAAGGTCCAGTTCGCAGAAGGCAACACGTTTGCGTCGGACACACTTTTACATTGGGACAATACAAATAATCGTCTTGGCGTAGGCACCGCCAGCCCGTCCACCACTCTCCATATTGGAGGGGACTTGACTGTGGATGGTACAACTACAACAATTAACTCTACAACATTAACGATTGATGACAAGAACATTGAATTAGGTTCTGTTGACACACCGTCAGATACCACCGCAGATGGCGGGGGTATTACTTTAAAGGGTGCGTCTGATAAGACGATCCTGTGGGAAAACGACACGGATGCATGGCATTTCAATCAGGGTATCAATGTCACAGCTGGCAACGTCGGCATCGGCACCTCCAGCCCTGATCAGGCACTCACAGTCGCAGGTAATCTCCAAGGTTATGGCATCCATGTTGACTCGTCTTCGGGTGCAGGTATTGAGATCGACCGTGGCGCTTCCAGCAACAGTCACGGCGTCCTGTTCCAGACAGCAGGTACAACTGACTGGTACATCGGGAATCACAACGATGGTGATGCGCTGGTTATCAAAGATGGATCGTGGACTGGTACCGATATTGCAGCGTTCACACCGACCGGGCTGGGTATCGGGGACACCTCCCCCGCTCAGACACTCTCCGTCGCAGGGACTGCATCCTTCACGGATTCGATCCAGACAGGGCAAGAAGCGTTCACAATAGAGCCGTGGGCGGGGTCAACGATTGCGCTCGGTTCATATGGGTCTGTTGGTACGGAGGGAT